GTTGGTGAATTGAATCACCCAGATGGCCCTACTATTAATTTGGATAAAGTATCTCATCGCATTACCGAACTTAAGTGGGATGGTAATAACGTGATGGGTAAGGCACTTGTACTAGATACTCCAATGGGTCAGATCGTAAAAGGTTTGGTCGAAGGTGGATGTCAGTTGGGTGTTTCGAGTCGTGGTATGGGTACTCTTGTGAACCGTAACGGAGTAAATGTTGTTGGCAAAGACTTTATGCTTGCAACAGTGGACATTGTTCAAGACCCCTCAGCCCCCGAAGCTTTCGTAAATGGGATTATGGAAGGCGTTGAATGGGTTTGGGATAATGGTCTACTCAAGGCACAAGAAGTTGAAAAATATGAGACTGAAATCAAGCGTGCATCTTCATCCCAATTGGCAGAAAGCCAGTTGAAGGTGTGGAAAGATTTCCTCTCAAAACTTTAACTCTATGAATCAAGGAGTAAAATATGTCTGAAGAGACCAAAGTAGAAGAATTGGATCTCATCGAAGACGTTTCTGAAGTAGAGCTCCAAGATGACGACCTCGTTGAAGACGTTGAAGTTGAGACCGAGGAAAGCATTGCGGAAGATGCTGAAGTTGAAGCAGAAGCTGAAGAAGTAGTTGCTGAAGAAACAACTGAAGAAGTTGTTGAAGAAGAAGCTATTGAAGAATCAGCTGCGCCTAAGACTAAAGCTGGTATGATTAATGCCATGTACAAAGAAATGTCCAAGATGAATAAATCTGATCTAATGGCCGCCTATAATAAATTTATGGAGTCAGATGACGAAGACGGCGAAGATGATATGGACGATGAAGACGAAGAAGAAATGAAAGAAACTAAAGGCAAGGTTAAAGAAGGCTATGACTTCGAAGCTGATCTTGACGCACTAGTTTCTGGAGATGAAACTTTGTCTGAAGGATTCCAAGAAAAAGCTGCAACAATCTTTGAAGCTGCTGTAAAAAGCAAAGTGTCTGAAGAGATTGATCGTTTAGAGGGTGAGTACACTCAATCTCTAGAAGAAGAAACAGCTGGTATTCGTTCTGAACTAGTAGAAAAGGTAGATGGTTACCTTAACTATGTAGTTGAGAATTGGATGGAAGAAAATCGTGTTGCTGTAGAAAATGGTTTGCGTACTGAAATCGCAGAATCATTTATGGAAGCGCTAAAAGGTGTATTTGCTGAGCACTATATCGATGTACCAGAATCAAAAGCTGATATGGTAGACGATCTTGCCGAGCAAGTAGAAGAGCTTGAAGCACAACTAACTAAAGCAACTGAAGATAATATCCGTCTAAGCGAATCAGTCGCGGATTTCCGTCGTTCAGAAATTCTTGCGGAAGCATCTAAAGATCTAGCTGCTACTGAAGCTGAAAAGCTAAAGTCACTAGTCGAAGATGTAGATTTTGAAGATGAAGCTACTTTTACTAAGAAAGTTGCTACATTGAAAGAATCTTATTTCGCAAAGCCTGTAACCGAGAGCGTAGAAGAAGCTGAGATTGCTACTAATGCCAATGGCGAAGCAATTGAAGTATCTCCAATCATGGAGAAATATCTAGCTGCTCTTTCAAAATCTGTAAAATAATTCCTATTGGAGATAAATAAAAATGTTTAACGCAGAAAATGCTACACAGAAATGGCAGCCAATTCTTGAGAATGCTGACGTTCCTGCAATTCAGGACAACTATCGTAAGTCCGTAACTGCTGTACTTCTAGAAAACCAAGAAAAAGCAATGCGCGAAGAGCGTGCAGCTTTCGGTGTTATTTCTGAAGCTCCAGCTAACGTAACTGGTGGTGGTATCGATACTTTCGATCCAGTACTTATTTCACTTGTACGTCGCGCAATGCCTAACTTGATGGCATATGATGTTGCTGGTGTTCAGCCAATGACTGGCCCAACTGGCCTAATCTTCGCAATGAAGAGCCGTTATAGCACTCAAGGCGGTGCAGAAGCTCTATTCGGCGAAGCAGATACTTCACACTCAGGTGCAGGTACTCACGACGGTCGTTCTGACTCTGTTGGTGTTGCTGGTACTGGTGGTGTAGGTTCTGACTCAGATGCCAACACTGTAGATGATTCATTCTCAGTTGGTACTGGTATGGCTACTTCAGCTGCAGAAGCACTAGGTAACTCTGGTAACGCATTCGGCGAGATGGCGTTCTCAATCGAGAAAACATCCGTAACTGCGAAATCACGTGCACTAAAAGCTGAGTACACAATGGAACTAGCACAAGACCTTAAAGCTATCCACGGTC